ACCAGAAGACTGGTGAGCGGAATCCTGTCCTCACAGTGAAGAACTACAAAGAGAACAGGTACGGCCATTCGGTGAAAATCAGCGGCCCGTGCGTGATCCGGTATGAGCCAGACCACCCTCTCAGCTGCGGCGCAAGAGTGTGGATAGAGACTGAGTCGGACGTTGATGTGGAGTAGCTGGGCACTAGTCCTGTAGCAATACAGGAGCCTGCTCAGTGCCTAACTACCTAGACGATCTGATCCTGCGTCTCGGGCATTCCGCATCCAAAGCGCCGCGCATGCGTGAAGCGGCAGACGCCGTCTACGCCGCCGAGCGAGCCGGGTGGCGGATGGCGGAGGATCTGCTTTACCAATATCCGAAGTCTCTGGATCGCATCGATCAGGTTGTTTGCGACAACAAGATGGAGCTTGGCCGCTACCTGGGATCCGGGGCTGAGTCTTTGGTGTGGGAAGCCATGCCTCGCCAAGGATCCCCGGCGCACGTACTGAAAGTGAGGGTCGGAGATGCGGCTCCAACCGACTTCAGCGCAGGTCATCCGCATGACGTTCCAGGAATCGTTCCGTACTGGGGCGCGGAGCAGGCTGGCCCGAACGTGGCGGTTGCGTTCCAGCCGATGGCGCGCACGGTCTATTCGCGAGGCATGTACGCCGCCCCGTTTTCTAGCGGGGCAGAGAGGCTCAAGCAGTCGCTTTTGGCTAGGGGCGTCGATTGGGGCGATGCGCACAAGTCAAACGTCGGCGCCATGCCAGACGGAACGTGGGGGGTGATCGATGGCTGGGTTTTCCCAGCTCATCCTGAATGGAAGCGCCCTGATATTTCGGCTGAAGAAGCCATTCGCATGCTTCGCCTGACTCCAGATGAGAGCGCCGCCATCTACGGAACCGTAACAAAATAGGAGAAACAGGACACTGACTATGTAGACCCTTCCCCCGAAAGGAAATACATGTCAGACGAAACACCAGACATCCAGACGCAGGACGCTCCCGTCGCAGAGCAGACGGCGAGCTACGACTCTCCAGTTGAGAGTTCGGCCGGTACGGAGACTTCTACTCCCGGCTTCGACACCCCCTACTCTGCGTTCCGGCATCTCCCCGACTTCCAAGGGCAGGACGATCTCTCCATCGCCCAGAACCTCTACCGGGCCTACAACGGCTACGGGGAAACCCAGCGTCAGCTGCAGCAGTACCAGCAGGTCGTTCCCTACGCCCAAGAGTACCTGCGGAACCAGCGGGAGTTTGAGGCTTGGAAGAAGTCCCAGGCTGAAGCTGCCAAGCCGAAGGAACCCGAAGCTCCGAAGTGGTGGTCGCCGCCGCAGGTGAAGGATACGTGGAAGAGCTACATCGTCCGCGACCCCGCCACGGGCAAGGAAGTCATCGCACCCGACGCTCCCTATGAGGCCCAGCAGGCTCTGAGGGAATATCAGAGCTACACGGCGGACTTCGCCCGCAAGCTGGTGACCGATCCCGAAAACACGCTCAAGCCCTTCGTTGAGCAGGTTGCGATCCAGAAGGCGCAGGAGATGGTGCAGAACCATCTCAACCAGTACAAGACCCAGAACTACGTTTCGGATCTTGAGCGACAGAACGCTGACTGGCTCTATGACCAGAACGGCCAGCCGACCCGTGAAGGTCAGGCAATCTCGCAGTACATCGCGCAGGCCCAGGAGCTAGGCATTGCCTCGCCTGAGTCTCGCTGGAAGTACGCGACCGGCATGCTGCAGCGCGATCTTTTGAACATGCGCTATCAGCAGATGCAGCAGGCACAACCGGCGCAGGGTTTCGCAGGGGTGCCAGCGCCAGCACCGGCCCCAGCGGCACCTGCGGACCCGGTGGCACAACAGAACATGCAGTTCCTTCGGGAGCGCGCAACACGCACCCCGAATCGAAGTGCTGGGACTACGGAACCGCGGGCACCGCGCCAGCGGATGAGTTTTGAGGAACGGCTGAGAAGCCAACTCGCTAACGATGGAGTTATCTGATGGCTAGTTCGACCGACTGGGCAAGGTCTATCGCTACGACGATTGTCAATCACCTCCGCGAGGAGGAGGTTGCATCGCTTCGTAAGTACAAGTTGTTTGCCGCGCTTGAGGGTGCGGGACAGATCCGGACCAACATGAGCGGCAGAGGTTTCGACTGGGAGATCCAGTTTAAAAATCACGTTCCATCGGGGAACAACGGTGAAACGCCTCGCGTGTTCGCTCGGCAGAATCTCTGGAAGCGAGCAGAGTTGGAATTCCGGGGCGCACAGGTCAGTGACGCGATCTACAAAAAGGAGATGTTGGAAAATCGGAGCGCACAGGCTCTGGTCAACGTCGCCGGCAAGATGTCCAGCCGTCTCCTGACGAGCATGGAGCAGTATCTTGCCAAGGAGTGGATCGTTGACGGCTACGCTGCTGGCAACGAGCTTCGCTTCCACGGCATTGAATCGATGCTGGCGCACGGTGGCCAGACGATCAACATCACCACCGGCGCGGCTCGGGCGGCGAACCCTGCCGATCCGTTCTACTTCCCGTCCGACACCTACGCCGGTCTTTCGACGGTGCTGGGTGCGTACGGCGGCTCGCAGACCACGGGCGTCTGGCCCAACGGCTCGGCCGAGGCGGAGTTCGATTTTTTCACGCCTGTGATTGTCAACGGAACCAGCACGTACTTCAACGCTTCGCCCAACAACACGTGGGCGAGCAACTGCGTGAAGGCTGTGCGTGAGGCGATTCATCAGACTCGCCGGAACGATAGCAAGGAAGATCAAGTGGACATGCTGCTCCTTGACCGGCGCAGCTACATCGACTTCCTCAACACGCTGGACTCCAAGGAGCGGGTGATCGTCAGCCGCACCAACGGTCTGCGGAGCTATGGCTTCACCGATGTGTTTGAGTTGGACGGCGTGGAAATCGGGTCTGAGGGGAGTGTTCCCGCAGGCACGGGCTACGGTCTGTCGGTCGGCAACATCGAACTGTTGTGCATGGAAGGCCAGTTGCTCAACAGTGAGGGACCGTTCTACGACGAAATCACGCAGCAATTTAGGTACGTGGTTTCCACGCTCGGCAACCTGAAGTTCAAGTCGCCGCGCAACTTCTTCAAGATCATCACCGCCTGAGAAAGGATAAAAACAGAAATGGGATTGCAAGCTGATCCGCCGTTCGGCCTTGGCCAGACGCTCGGAATCGATGGTGTGAATGACAGTCTGTACGGCATCAGTGGTGCATCGTACGGCGACAACTGGGTTGGCTGCGTGAAGGAGTTCACCGATGTGAACCCCGTCAGCGGTCAGGTCCGCAGCAATCGTCGCAAGGTCTGCATTGCTGTTCGGAACACTTCCGGCGCGGCCCTGCTGCCCAAGCGGGTTGTACGGCTGACATCGTCTGCTCGGGGCGTGGCGACCGTTGCTGACGGTTACGCGGCCGTTGCGAACGATCCGTACGTTGGCGTGGTGGACGAGTTCCTCCCTGCTGGCGGCGTGGCTAACAACGATGTGTTCTGGGTGACGGTGGATGGCCCGACCGAAGTGTCGGTTGCCCTCTCCGGTTCGGACGTTGCTGTTCGCTCGGCCCTGTCGGTGGTGACGGCTGCGGCCAGCACCTCCACCACGGCTGGCCGTGTCACGGTGTCTCCGCTGGCTGCGGCTACCACTGGCGGCAACGACAACGGCATCGGTGTCATCGGCTACGCAGCAAGCTCGGGTCAGACGACCGGCACTGCTGTTCTGGCTCTTGTGAAGACTCGGGCTTCGTAAAACTGCCCTTCGCGGGCTTTCGGGGGCGGGGCCAGGGTGGGAACATCCTGGCCCCGTTTTCTATATGGATCAACCTCCCGCCATCCAGAACCTGGACTTCCTGCGTCAGCTGATCGCTGAGATCCGCAGTCTTTCGCAGGACGACGCTGAGCGTCTCCGGATGTTCTACGGGTCTGGCACGGGCACTGACGGCCTGTCCACGCAACAAGGAGATCGTTGATGCGGGTGACGAGCGGCGGTCCCACGCAACAGCCTAACAAGTCGCCTGCTCCCGGCTGGGGAGCTTCTCAGGCGCCCGCGGCATCGTCTGTGAACATGTCCGCTTATGGCACGCCTCCACAGGGTGCGCGTCAGAACGATCTCTCCGGACGGGTGCCGTCCAACCAAGTCTTCGCGCAGGCGTACGGGCAGGCGGGCGGAACCTCGCCCGTGCAGTCTTGGACGATGCCCGGTACGGCGAGCAGCCGTGCTTTCAATCCCATGACAGGCCAGTACAGCGCACCGCAGGTATCGCCCAGCTGGGCTGGCAACATGGCGTACAACGCTATGGATGATCGGCCAGGTCCGATTGTTGCACAGGCCACTGGGGTCGATGGCAGGGCGGCGCCTTGGCAGGACACGTTTCGCCAGCGCGAGGCGTTTGCCGGAAATCTGTCTGAGCGACTCCAGCAATACAGTGGCGGTCAGGCAACTGGCCCCAAGACTTACGATTTCCCGCAAATCATGCAGCAGGCCGAAGGGCAGTTGGAGCGTGGCGAATTCGCCAATCCATTCAACCTCGCCGGCCAAGACGTTCAGCGGACTCGGTCAGCCGCCAGCCCGTACATGACCGGCACTCAGTGGCAGAATCCGTTTGGCAACGACCCCGCCGCGAACCAACCAAGGCCGTCGCTAGCGCAGGACGCCTACGATCCATCGATGGGCTACGATGAGCAGCCTGCCCCGGCAATGAGTGCCGCCCGGCCCGTGCCGCCGCCTGCGAGTGGAACGGCATACAACCCGCAGGAGTCTGCTCTTGGGTTGCCCGATGTCCCTCAACAGGCGAGGCCAGCACCGGCGCGAAGGTATGGTTATCGCGCGCAGTCGAAACCCGCCCGCCTCGCAAGCGCGCCGCAAGAGAGGCCAACGCAGAATCCCCAACTCACCCGGATCGATGGTGAACTGAACAAGTGGCGAGCGGCGACCTACGGCACGCGACAAGGCGCCGCGCCACCCGCCGAATGGAGCGCACACATCCGCGCCTTGGAGCGTCTGCGTACGCGGGCACAGGCAGGCGATCCCGCGGCACTGGCGTGGCAACCCAGAATGCAAGCTCCGCCGCCCAACGTCCGCCCGCCCGTGCCAACCAATCGCAGAGGCAGTTCAGTTCGACGCGGAGGGCTGCGTCAAAACGGCGACAATCGTCGTTGACGTGCGCGTCAAGCTAGTGTAAAATTGTACACCTAACCCCGGGGGTGTTATGCAGCAGAAATTTCATATCGGCTTCTGCACGTTTTCGTATGGCGGCAATGGTGGCATCTCCTCTGAGGTGCCTGACATTCGCGAATGGATGCTGCCATCGGTCACCAGCCTGTCCCAAGATCCTCGCGTTTCCAACATCCAAGTCTGGAACCTCTCAGACACACCCATCACCATGACCAGAAACCGTGCCGTTCTCATGGCACGGCAGTACGGAGTCGATGTCTTGGTGATGATTGATTCGGACATGAAGCCCGACCTGTACGCCGGGCAGGCTGATGCAAAGCCGTTCCTGAAGTCTTCGTTTGACTTCTTGGTGGAGCATTACCCCAAGGGTCCGGTTGTGATTGGCGCGCCCTACTGCGGCCCGCCGCCCCATGAGAACGTGTACGTGTTCCGTTGGCAGGCCCATCAGTCAGCGAACGCAAACCCAGACTTCAAGCTGGAGATGTACGACCGCGACACGGGCGCCAAGCTCGCTGGCATTCAGGAGTGCGCTGCTCTCCCAACTGGGTTGATCATGTACGACATGCGTGCCTTTGAGATCACGGAGCCAAAAGGCTCGGACGACAAGCCGTGGTTTTACTACGAATACCCGGACCATTACCAAGCGGAAAAGTCTTCGACTGAGGACGTGACGATGACCCGCGACCTGTCGCTCGCCGGCACGCAGAAGCTGGGCTACAACCCGGTGTTCTGTAACTGGGATGCGTGGGCCGGGCATTGGAAGCCCAAGTGCGTCGGCAAGCCGCAGATCATCCAGGCTGTCGATGTCAGTTCCAAGCTCAAGCAGTGCTGGGAGGCCAACTACGACAACGGCGTGAAGCTGGTGTCTGTGACCCCGCCCGCCCAGTTGCGGCAGTACCTCCAGCAGGAGAGCGACAAGCCGCGGTAATGGCAGAGTACAAGGCGTGCATCCAGTGCGGAAACTCCTATGAGTTGACTCCCGCTAACTGGCATAAGTCGAAGGATGGGTTTCACGCCCGGTGTCGCAAGTGCCGCAACGCCCATGAGAAGAAGTCTCGCAAGAAGAAGACCAACAAGAAGCTAGCGGAGATTGAGAAGGGCGCTGTCGATCTGTTCGTCGCATCCGCGCGCATCGGCGGCGCCAACATCCCGCATTCGTCGGAACTCTTGGAAGTGCTGATGGAGTACTTCGGCGGTGTTCGGGGGTTCGCAAACTGCTACATGAAGCAGCTGTTCGACTCCCCGTCCGGCGGCGCGTTCCGCACCAAGATGCTGGATACGGTCGTTCGGCTGGTGTCTGCCAACACGGCTATGGGTGGGGCTAAGAAACCGCTCACGGCGTGGACTGAAGAGGAACTGGAAGATGAGTTGCGGGAGCGAATCCTTGAAGCCGCAACGACAATTACTGTGCAGGGAATTCCCTTAAAGGAGGTGCAACATGGAGTGCAAAACATGCCGGTGGTGGGCGCCGACCGTGGCGACGTGGGGCAGGTGCAAGCGATACCCGCCGCAGGTGACGGTGGAAGAGGATTGCAACCCGATCACCGACCCGACTGACTACTGCGGAGAATATGCGGAAGCACCCGCCAATCCCCCCACCGCCGACGCCTGACGAACCGGCGGTCCAAGGCATCACGCAGCATGCTCTCAACCAGCTGCGCGATGTGCAGATCGAACTGGCTGAACGCCGGATCGAAGCCCTGCGTCTCTATGTCCCGATGGCAAAGCAGGAGGAGTTCCATCAGTGCATGGCGAGCGAGCGCCTGCTAATCGGTGGCAATCGGTCAGGCAAGAGCGCCGCAAGTTTCATAGAGGATGCTCGCGCAGCCACCGGACAAGACCCGTACGGGAAGTATCCCAAAGAGGGCGGGAATCTGGTGATCATCGGGCGGAACTGGCCCCACATCGGTTTGGTGGTGGTGCCGATGCTGTTCCGTGCAGGGGCGTTCAAGATGATCAAGGACGAGAAGACGAATCAGTGGCGGGCCTTTAAGCCCGGGGTGGACGATCCCTCCAAAGCTAAACCGGCGCCACCGCTCATCCCGCCGCGCCTGATCAAGGAGATGAGTTGGGTTCTGAAGAACGCCGGCTACCTCAATAAGGCAGAGCTAACCAATGGCTGGACGATTAACTGCTTCTCGTCCGAGGGAGAACCGCCACAGGGCTTTCAGGCCGACCTCGTCCACATTGACGAGGACATCAACAACGAACGGTGGGTCGGTGAAATGCAGGCCCGTCTTGCAGACCGCAAAGGCCGGTTTGTTTGGTCGGCTATGCCCCATAGCAAAAACGATGCGTTGCTGGGGTTGTGTGAACGTGCGGACAAGGCGGAGGAAGACGGGCATCCAAATCCGATCATTAAGAAGTTCACGCTGCGGTTCTTGGACAACGCCCATATTGACAACGAGGAAAAGCAGAAAAACATCGAACGGTGGTCTGCCCTGGGGATGGACGAGCTTCGCATGCGAGCGGAGGGCGAGTTCACCACGGAAAGCACGCTCATGTACCCGTCGTTCAATCCTGGCGTGCATGTACTGCGGCGAGAGGATCTACCCGATGGGCGGGTGCCTCAAGACTGGACTCGCTATGTTGCAATCGATCCGGGCCACACGGTCCTCGCGTGTGTGTTTGGAGCGGTGCCCCCGGACGAAAAGTTCCTTTTGATCTATGACGAACTCTACATCCGCCAAGCAAACAGCCTCATCTTTGGCGAGCAGTTTGCCCAGAAGGCGGAAGGCCAGCACTTCTACAACTTCATCATCGACATGCACGGCGGCATGCTGCGGGACTTGGGTTCCGGCCGTCTCCCCCATGAACTGTATTCCGAAGAACTGAAGAAGCGCGGCATACGGGCGCAGATCAGCGGGAACGGCTTCATCCCGGGCAGCGACGACATTCCCGCCCGCACGGCTCTCGTCCGGCAGATGCTTCACATCCGCGGCGATGGTACGACCAGGCTCAAGTTCCTGGAGGGGGCGTGCCCGAATCTGATGCGGGAGATTCGGCGCTATCGCAAGAAGACCACAACCGTCAACGGGCAGGTGTACGTGACCGACGAGCCTCAGAGCCGCGGCGAGGTGCATGCCATCCAGACGGTGGAGTACCTGTGTGCGTACGAACCTGAGTATCACCCACCCCAACGGACAGCGGGTCCGGAGCCTTGGTGGGTGCGGTATCTGGCGGACAAGCGCCGCCGACAGCAGTCGTCCGACGACAACTGCATTGTTCTTGGTCCCATGGGAGGTAGACGACAATGAGTGAGTATGTAATGCCAACGGCGGAATTGGGAGACTGGGTGTTTTACCGGGCGCATGAGCATGCCGAGCCAGTGCCGGCGGTTGTGACGCGAGTCTCGTCCCGCACCCTGACGGTCTGGGCCTTGGCGCCGGGCTACGGCGGCATCGAAAAGGGCAGCGTTCACCACGCCACAGACCCCGGCGTGGCAGAGTTTCCGGCTTGGAAAGAGTATGGGATGTGGGAACACAAGCCGCAGAAAAACGCCATTCTCTCGGAGAAAGTAGCGGTCTTGGAACGCAAGGTGGCGGACCTGGAAGCCCGAAGGGGCAAGTGAGGCCACTAACCCTTTAGGAGCTTTCCATGGACAAACCGTTGCGCCCAATCGTCGCCCGCTGGCTGGACTGCATTCGCCAGGCCACCAAGCACAAGCGCCCCTTCCAGGAGGACGCGGACGAGGCGATGAACTTCTTCGCTGGCGACCCGGATTTCATGTGGAAAGATGGGTACGCCCGTGGTGAGCGTGGCTACAACAAGGGCATGGCTCCCCCTGCATTCCGGATGCAGGTCAACCGGGTGTGGGAGGCTGTTCGTTTGTTCACGGCGGTCATTCACCACCGCAACCCCAACCGGGCGGTGACTCCCAAGGACTACCCCATCATCGGTCCTGAGTTGCTGGGCATACAGCCCCAGCCGCCCGTGCCCGCCATGGGTCCGGATGGCCAGCCCATCATTGGCCCCGATGGCCAGCCTGTGCTGATGCCCGACCCGGGCGTGCAGATGTACCAGCAGGGCTTGCAGCAGCAGCAGATGATGCTGGAGCGCCGGAAGCTCGTCTCCCGACTGCTGGAAGACTACCTGAACTACACGCCCAACGAACTGGATCTGAAGCGTCACTCCCGCAAGGTGGTGGAGGAAGCGTTCATTAAGGGCGCGGGTGTCTGGTGGCATGAACTGTATTCGCACGCCGGATCGCCCACCAAGCTGGCCGGCAGCTTCTACGACACCATCGACAATCTGGTCTGGGATCCGGACGCCGATGAGTTTGAGGACATTCGCTGGGTCGCTCGCAAGCGCGTGCAGCCCGTGGACGAGGTGGCGCAGAAGTTCGGTTTGTCTCGCGAGGATCTCAAGGGTCACATTGAAAGCTATTCGTCTAGGGCGGACAGCAACGAGCGTGGCTTTGAGTACAAGAAGAAGTTCGGGCTGAGCAACGACCTTATCTGCTACTGGGAAATCTACAGCAAGACAGGGTTCGGTGATCGCCTCAAGAACGCCGACCAGGACTTGCGTGGCAAGTTCGACGCCTTCGGACCCAACTGCTACATCGTTGTTGCGGAAGGCGTGGACTATCCGCTCAATATGCCTGAGAAGATGCTGCAGGAGGAAGTGGACGAGACGGGCGTGCCGCCGTCGATGTTCATGGCTGCACAGTGGCCCGTGCCTTTCTGGGCAGAGCCGGGCGGCTGGCCGTTCACGCTCCTGGCCTGGCACGGCAAGCCGGGTTACAGCTGGCCGATCAGCATGATCCGGCCGGGTATTGGGGAGCTTCGCTTCATCAATTGGGCGATGAGCTTCTTGGCTACGCGGATTGCGACGAGCGCCCAAGTACTGATCGGCGTGGCGAAGTCAGCTGACCCGGATCTAAAAAATAAGATCCTGGAGAAGGACGAGGGCGGCTTTAAGGTGGTGGAGATTTCCGAGGCCATCGGTCGTTCTGTCAATGATGTGATCTCGGTGTTCCAGATGCCCGGCGTCACGTCGGACATGTATCAGATCATCTCAGAAGTCACGGCGCTGTTTGACCGGCGCGTCGGTTTGACCGAGCTAATTTACGGCATGACGCGGAATCAGTTCCGCAGCGCCGCAGAGGCGACGGTCAAGGCAGAGCAGATTTCGGTTCGGCCGGACGACTATGCTTCCATTCTGGAGGACGCATTGTCTTTGGTCGCCCGCAAGGAAGCGCTCTTGGCCCGGTGGCTGATCGCTCCGCAGGACGTTGCGCCGCTGCTTGGTCCCATGGCCGCACAGGCTTGGCAGATGCACGTGCAGGGCGAAGACCCCGACACAATCGTCCGCGAGTATTCGTACCGCGTTGAGGCGGGTTCTGTGAAGAAGCCCAACAACGCCACTCGCATTGAGAACATCACCACTGCCATGCAGATCCTTGCCCCGATCAGTCAGGGCATGCTGCAGGCCGGTCGCCCAGAGTTGTTCAACGCGCTCTTGGAAGACTGGGGCAAGGCGATGAATGTCGATGTGACCCGCTACATGGTGCCGCCACCTCCTCCTCCGCCCCCACCCGAAGGACCGCCCAATGCAAATCCCGGTTGAAGTACAACGCGCAGGCCGTGAGGCCGTCGAAAGCTACAAGCGTGCCCTGCCCTACGGCGAGAAGTGGGCGGCGATGGTTGCTCTCCAGGTTGCCCCCGGTACATCCGGCTCAGACAGGGCATTCATGGAGGGTCGCCTGAACAACCAGCAGCTGGATGAAATGCCGCTGCGTCAGGCTCGGTACGTGGCCGCGGAAGCCCGGCAGGCCGGCGTGAGCATCTCGGGCAAGTATTACGTAGGTGGTTTAGCTGATAAGCGCGGCTGGCGGGATCCGGAAGCCTGGGTGTCCAGCAACGATGAGATCCTGAAGGTTGCCCACAAGCGACGGTTGAGCGTGGCGGGTACGGTCAACTACGACCCTGGTGCCGCCGATCCGCATCGCAAGCTGATGAGCGAGTCCAGCGTCCGCGAAGCCGTCCGGTTGGCGAAGCGTAAAAACCCAGAAGCCAAGACCAAGGATCTCCGCGCTCAGGTCATTGAGAAGCACGCTTACCGCGCCAAGGGGAGGGGTGTGTGAGTACGAAGCTCATTCAGTTCCGGAGAGGCACGGCCGCAGAGTGGACTGCCACTAATCCGATCCTCCAGGCTGGTGAGATCGGCTATGAGCGGGACGTTCCATCCAGCACCGAGCCTTCGGTGGACACTTACAGTTACTCAGATCCAGCATTCGGATCGGGAGCGATCAAGATCGGAGACGGTGTGACGCGATGGCTGTCGTTGCCGTACCTACTCAATTCACTGCGATTCTCACTGCCGTCTTCCAGCGACGTGGAAATGTCGGACATAAGGACCGGCGACGTTCTGCGATGGTCGAACGGCAAGTGGCGCAATTTCTCTGAGAACCAGCTTTTAGACGGGGGTAATTTCTGATGGCGACAATTCGTATCAAACGACGCGCGAGCGGCGGTGGTGCCGGCGCTCCGAGTTCGCTTGCCAACGCAGAGCTTGGCTACAACGAGCAGACAAACATTTTGTATTACGGCACGGGCACGGGCGGCGCCGGCGGCTTGGCCACGCAGGCGATTGCCATTGCGGGCAGTGGCGTTTATGCAACCATAGCGTATGTCGATTCTGCGGTGGCTGCTGCCGGCGGCAACGTCGATCTGTCTGGGTACGCGCAGCTGGCTGGCGCATCTTTCACGGGCAACGTGACAGTTGGCGGCAACTTGGTTGTCAACGGCACTACAACCACCATCTCGTCCACCACCCTGGCGATTGCCGACAAGAACATTGAGCTTGCCAAGGGTTCGACTACCGACGCCGCGGCAGACGGTGGCGGCATCTCGCTGTCCGGGACTGGCACGTACACGCTGACTTGGGTCGCAGCAACCTCCGCTTGGACAAGTAGCGAACACTTCAATCTTTTGAGCGGCAAGTCATACCGGATCGCTGGTGCGAGCGTCCTGTCTTCGACGGCGCTGGGATCGGGTGTTACCGGCTCCAGCCTGACAAGCGTGGGCACGCTGACGAGCGGCGCGCTGGGGACAGGGTTCTCTGCGGTCGCGCCAGCGCAGGGCGGCACGGGGCTGACCTCCGCCGTGAACGGACTGCTGAAGGGCAATGGCTCCACGTACGCCTTGGCCGTTGCCGGCACTGATTATTTGGCCCCTAGCTCCGATATTGATGGAGGCACGTTTTAGCTTTGGCTACCGTTCGGATCCTCCGATCTACGACTGCCGGTAACACGCCGCCTTCGCTCGTCTCTGGGCAGATCGCCATCAACGAAGCGGACGGGAAGCTGTTTTACCGCAACGGTGCGGGTGCGGTTACGCAGCTGGCCACGGGTGCTACATCACTGTACGCATTTGACTCGTTTGCCGACTTCCCGGCCACGGGCACAGCCCCTGCCATCTTTGTCGATCTTACTCGCAACAAACTGTTTCGCTGGGAAACCAGCGTGTACGTGGAGGTAGGGCCTGGGGTGGGTGGCATTGACGGTGGGATTATGACCGAGAGCGGAGACTTCCTGACCACTGAGGGCGGGGATCCCCTGCTGTTTTAACCAGATGAACGCGGAGATAGGGCATGCCCAATAAGAAGATTTCTGAACTGGTGTCCGGCACGCCGACACTGACCAGCGTCCTGCCAGTCAGCGATTCGGCCGGGACTGTCACCAACAAGGTCACCGTGCAGGCGATCCTCAACGCCGACGCGCGGTGGGCGTTGTTCCTGCCAGCCGCACCGACCTCGCTGACAGCGACCGCAGGCAACGCGCAGGTCATTCTGGCGTGGACTGCACCGACCGTCTCTGCCCAGACGCCGATCACCGACTACCTCGTCCAGTCCAGCACCAACAGCGGCTCCACATGGACGACCGTGAGCGACGGCACTTCGACGGCGACCAGCGCAACGGTCACGGGACTGACCAACGGAACGGGCTATATCTTCCGCGTGGCGGCGGTGAATGGCGTTGGCGCGGGAACTTACTCCAGCGCGACGAGTAGCGTGACGCCGGGCGACGTGTTTCGCGCAATCCCAACCATGACTTCGCTCACATCGCCCAGCGGCGAAGTGTCGGGCGTCAATAACATTGAAAGCCCCACCTTTCAGCCGCGATGGATGGCTTTTGACGGCGACTCGTCAACGTGGGCGCAGTTTCAGCGTGCTGGCTCCAACACCCCCGCTCGGACATTGCAATATGCGTTCCCAGTAGGCCAGAAATCCAGAACTACGGGCTACATGCTGAGAGTAGCATTTCCGGGCTATGGCGACTCGCCAAATCAATGGAAGTTTTTTGGCAGCGACAACCTGACAGACTGGACGCTGTTGGACTCTCGCAGCGGTCAGAGCTTTTCGTCTGGTTCTCCCTCCAGCAATTTTACGCTGGCAAGCCCTGCGAACTACACAGCATACCGCTGGGTGTTTCAGGACGTTTCCGACCTGGGCGATTCCATCCTGATTGCCACAGCCCAGCTACTGGAATGATCCCTTCTCACCACCTCACTGACACCCGACTATAAACGGTCTTCAGCATGCCCTTCTCCTTCCCGGCCAGCCCAGACATCGGCCAGACCTCCGAGCAAAACGGACGCCTCTATGTCTGGACGGGCGTGTGGGAACTGGTCCCCGTGGTTGCCAGCCATGCAGCCGCGCATGCGTCTGATGGCAGCGACCCCATCACCCCGGCCAGCATCGGCGCTGCTGCTAGCACCCACGCGCACTCGGCCACCTCCATCACCTCTGGCACCCTGCCCGACGCTCGCCTGTCAGCTAACGTAGTGTTGACTTCTGACAGTAGGCTGTCGGACGCCCGCACACCGACAAGCCACGCCCACGGCAACCTGACCGACGCAGGTGCTATCGGATCAAGCAGCGGCCAAGTGGTGGTGACGACCGCAAGCGGAGTTCTGACCACGGCGGCGACGATCTCGGCGGCGAGTCAGGTGAGCGGCCTCGCAGCGGTGGCGACGAGCGGATCGGCAGCTGACCTTACGGGCACGCTTGCGGATGCGAGACTGAGTACAGCCGTGGCACTGCACTCACAGATCAACACCACGCTAGGGCAGGCTGCCGGTGTGATTGATAGCATCCCGCGCACTACATGCTCCGCTGGCGTGACTGCCGGTGCTGGGCAGGCGATAATGGCCTTCTTCACGCCCGTGACAACTATCACGGTTTCGCAAATCGCGATGTCGAACGGCACTGGTGCGGTTGCTGCTGGGCTGACGCTCGCGCGTATGGGCATCTACACCTACCCGACGGAGGGCGGCACTGCAACGCTAGTGGCACGCACAGCATCAGACACAAGCCTATTCGCGGCAACCAACACCACCTACACGCGGTCGCTGGACACTGCTGGCGGATACCCGTCTACCTACACGCTCAATGCAGGGACTCGTTACGGCGTGGCGTATATCTGTGTTGGAACGACGCAGCCGCAGTTGATTGGTCGCACGGTGCTGACGGCCGTGGGCGTCTTGCCTCCGCGATTGTCTGGCGGTTCTACGACAGGTCTTAGCGATCTGCCCGCGTCGTTCACGCCCAACCAAAACAGCCAAGCACCGTTTGCGAGGCTGTCATGACCACCACCTACATCGGCATCATTGACGGCCTGCGTGTCTGGGAAGTCCGTGACGAGGCGGGCAACGTCATCGGCCTCAATCAGCAGGCAGTAGAGCCTGAGTCGCCAGCCGTGCCGGCAAGCGTCTCCGCTCGCCAGATACGCCTCTGGCTCATCCAACACGGCATATCGCTCGCCAGCGTGGAGGTGGCAATCGACGCGATCCCTGACACCCTACAGCGGGATTTGGTGCGAGTGGAGTGGGAATACGCGCCTTATATAGAGTTGTCGCACCCCATGCTCGGGCCGCTCGCAGAAGCCTTGGGTCTGACGGCTGAGCAGGTGGACGATGCCTTCCGAGAGGCGTCTGTGCTGTAGCGGGACAATAGTCTTTAGGCCCATTACGCAGGACTTGCATGCCCCCGCCCCGCCTCAAACGCTCTAATACGGCCGGTGTCGCCCCAGCCTCGCTTGAGGATGGGGAAATCGCCATTAATCAGCAGGACGGCCGGCTGTACTACCACACCGCTGCCGGGGGCGTGGCGTCATTTAACGCCTTGCCCACGGGCGATGCGACCATGACAGGCGTTCTGACCGTCCAGCCCGCGGTCGGCCCGGCTGCCCCCGCTGGCTCGGTGCAGGTCATTGGCGACAACACTACCGCCTCTGTGTCGATCCAGCGCAACGGCGATTTGGCGATGGGGCCAGGGCTGCGATTCCGGCGGACGCGCGGCACCACAGCCACGCAGTCGATTGTGCAGGCTGCGGACTCGCTGGGAATTCTTTCTTGGCATAGCGTGACAACGGCAGGCGCTGGTGCGGGCGGGGGATTTATTCGGCTGCAATGCACCCAAGCCCCGGCGGCTGGGGAAGCGTCTATCCGGACGATGATGGAGTTTGCGGTTGGCGACGGCTCTGCGCAGCCGATTTTCCTGGCCGTCACACCGACTGCCAGCAACTTCACCAACAGCCTCACGGTAAACGGCACGGCTGTTGTGCTGACCAATGACTCACGGCTCGCGGACGCCCGCACGCCTGTTGCCCATACGCAGGCCGCTTCCACAATCACCGACTTTGCGACTGAGGCTGCGAAGTACGGACCTGTGACCAGCGTTAATGGCTTGGTGGGCGCTGTCACGGTTGCCAGCTATAGCCTTCCGCAGGCTACGACTTCAACCTTGGGTGGTGTGGTCGTAGGCACTGGGCTTGGTGTCGCCAGCGGCACGGTGAGCGTGTCGTACGGAACGACTTCCGCAACCGCCTGCAGGGGCGATGACTCGCGACTATCCGACTCTCGCGCGCCCGCCGGGGCTGCTGGCGGCGACCTGACAGGGACTTTCCCCAATCCAACACTGGTGACTTCGGGCGTTGCGGCTGGCACATACACTAGCGTTACGGTGGACGCAAAGGGGCGCGTCACGGCAGGCAGCAATCCTGCCGGCTACTCGCTGCCGATTGCGAGCGCCGCTAGCTTGGGCGGCGTGCGTATTGGCTCCGGAGTGTCCATCGACGCCAGTGGCGTGATTTCTGTGGCCAACAGTTACACGCTCCCGGCAGCTACTACTTCCTCTTTGGGCGGCGTGATCGTTGGCGCCGGGCTTGCCGTGTCCAGTGGGACCGTGAGCGTCAGCTATGGAACGCTTGCCGGGACCGCATGTGCCGGTAACGATGCGCGGTTGTCCGACTCGCGCACGCCACCAGACAACACGGTCACAACCGCCAAGCTCGTTGACGGTAGCGTGACCACCGCGAAGCTGGCCGATGGCGCCGTGGTGACGGTGGACATAGCAAACTCCGCCGTCACGTACGCAAAGATTCAAAACGTCTCCGCAGACCGCATCCTGGGCCGGGCGTCTAGTGGCGCTGGATTGGTCGAAGAGATCGCATGTTCGGCCTATGGGCGATCTCTGATTGATGACGCCGACGCCGCGACTGCGCGCACCACTCTTGGACTGGGAACGATTGCGACCGCTGCCGCTACCGCCTATCTGCCCTCTTCCGGCGGGACTCTCACGGGTGCCATGACGGTGTCCGTGTCAGCCGGCGCGAGCGTGAACCTGACGAGTTCGGCAGGTACGGCACAGGTGTCGGCCGGTTCGGACGGCAACTTCTGGCTGACTAACTACGTAAGTGCGGGCCACTTCAACTTCTCGCAGATCGGCGCTGGTTCACACAGATTCTTTGCCAACTCGGCCGAGGTGGCGCGCATTGATTCCGCTGGCATGAATGTCTCGGGTGCGATACGGGCATCGACAGGCATCCGGTTTGGAACTGACACTGCTACTGCCAACACGCTCTCCGATTACGAAGAAGGAACGTGGACCCCTGCGTTCGTTGCCGGGTTCTCCTCCGTGACAGTGGCCTCCTCCTCTGGCCGGTATGTCAAGATCGGCAAGACGGTAGTGGCGCATCTCCGTATTGGTGTGAGTGCCTTCACTGGCAATGGGGCCACTGTTGGGGTATCGCTGCCCTTCACGGCTTCGTCTCCATCCTTCGGCGGTGGATTTGTTCATCTAACAGGGGCCTTTACTACCGGCACAACGTCACCGCCCATGCTCACTGGCCCAGACGCCAGTTCATCCACGGCGAACTTAACCAAGGCGAACAATGAGGGTTTTTTGGCGAGCGACTTGAGAGCGCCCCCATGGACGATAGGGTTCACAGTCCTTTACACGGCAGATTAACAATGGCGCTTACGCAGAGTACGGAAGTAGATCGGGTGGAGGTGGTCGGCGTTCATCGCGCTGTGCAAGTGCGCGCGGTCATTATCGTCATGGATGGAGAGGTTGAGATCGCACGCACCTTCCATCGCCACATCATTCGCCCGGGCGACGATTACTCGTCAGCATCCCCGCTAGTGCAAGCCGTATGCGCCGCAGCGCACACAGCTGAAGTTGTTGCTGCATATCAAGCCAGCCTGAACGGAGATGCGTAACTGTGTTGACCTACTACGACGCCGTCGAACATCTCATCACAAGCAGTGCGGGCGGGCCGCAAGATGCTGAACAGACCGACATCCGCTCCGCCATACAGCGAGCGTACTCTGAGCTTTCCACGCTGCGAGACTGGAACTACTACCAAGCGCATGGCCGGATTCCATTCCTGGAGAACTGGGTCGGCTCGGTGACCTACAGCAAGGACACGCGGTTCTTTGATCTGGCATCGGGAGACGCATTCCCTCTGAACGCTGTCCTGTGCCGCATGCGTCTGAACAACACGGTCGCCAAGATCGCCACCCGCGTCAACAACACGCGCCTACTGTGCGACCCCGTGCTGACGCCGGCCGAAGACTTGCTGAACCCCACGGTCGCCACGCTGTACCAAGACACGTTCCCGCTGCCATCGGACTTTCGCTCACTGGACTCGCCCATCGACCATGTCGCTTGGACGCGCTTTGTCTACGTGTCCGCCGACCAAGCGATGAAGCTGGAGAATGCAAACAACCTTGCCGGCCCGCCGCATGCGTGGACGGTTATCAAAGATCCTCACGGCCCAGGCTGGGCAATCAAGGTAGTCGGCTACCCCGTCGCCAACTCAAACCTGGATTTTACCTATAGGCGTCTGCCACGCCGCCTGCGTATCTCTGGGCATGAGGTCAGTTCGCGGCAGGGGACGGTGACTGTTTCCGGTACGGCAGTGACAGGCTCGGGCACGGCCTTCACGGCTGCGATGGTTGGGTCGGTCCTTCGGGTGGGCACGGCCACCGACCTCCCGGGCAGTGACGGATCGCTCACGCCATACCAAGGCGAGGCGGTGATTGCGTCTGTTGCGAGCGCCACAGCCTGCACGCTCGCCACCTCCCTGACCGCGACGAATGCAAAGTATCTGGTCACCGACATAGTAGACATGTCCGCTGGCATGCACAACGGCTTCCTGTCTTGCGCTGCCTACTGGCTGGCTCGCACGCGCGGGTCCAAGCCGGACAATGCCTTTGCGATGTACCAGAGGGACTTGCGTCTCGCGATGGAGTCGGATGCGTTGACTCCGTTCCAGCCACCGTCCCGCGTGATCTTCGACGCCATGGCTTGGAGGACGCCGCTTCAGAGCGATAACTTTGATGGAGGCACGCCGTGATTCAGATCGACCGCTGGTCTGGGCTGGTGACCAACGCCTCGCCGTACGCCATTCCTCCAGGCGCTACGGTGCAGCAGATCAACCTGCAATGCCTGGTTCCTGGGAAGCTCACCGCCCGCCCGGGCATGCAGGCTCTAGCGTTCGCGTCTGCCGATGCCGCCACGCAGCCGGTGCGCTCTGCCTACAGATACCAGAACGGCACGGCTGAGCATCTCGTCTACCAGGACTCTGCCGGCCGCATCTATTCCTCCATTATCACGGGCACCGCATGACATTCCTTGCGCAACGGCGCTCTGGGCAGGTTGTTTCGATCTCCATGTCCACCGGAGGGTCTGGGTATACCGCGCCGCCCACAGTGACGTTCTCGGGTGGTGGTGGAACGGGTGCGTCAGGCATTGCCCACATGGCCGGCACGCAAGTGGAGTCGGTCGCGATCATCAACGGTGGCACGGGTTACACAACGGCGCCGACTGTCACCATCGGTGGCAATGCAGCGGCGACCGCGAAGGTTTACGCTGGCCCCCTCTTGCCGGCCAGCTTTGTGCGGTCGCGATTGAATGACCTCTATGTGTTTGACGGCATGGGGCGCGGTCTGCGGTGGAATGGCGCGGCCGGGACGATGCAACCAATCGGCGTGCAGAAGCCGCACAAAGGCCCTGCCGTGACCATAGCGAGCGCCGCGATGGCGGGCTATGTGGACTCTGTCAGCGTGGTCAGCCCAGGCAGCGGCTACTCCACCGCTCCATCCGTGACGTTTGCCGGTGGAACACCGACGACGCCCGCGACTGCAAAAGCGCAGATTGCCGGTGGCCGCGTAGTCGGCATCGACATCTCGGAGCCGGGAGTCGGTTACCAGGCTGCGCCCACTGTCACGCTCAGCGCCAGCAACGCAGCGAACGCTTCCTTCAATGTGGGCGTGGTTGGGTCCATCTCCGCGGTGACGGTTGCCAATGGCGGGTCTGGCTACACGTCCGCGCCGACAGTTGTGTTTTCCTCTAGCCAGGGATTGGCCAATGCGCGAGCGACCGTCAACGTGTCCGACACGGGCCAAGTGCTGTCCGTGGACGTGCTGAGTGGTGGCACTGGAGCAACTACCGGCGTGACGGCCACGCTCTCGGGCGGCGGAGGCTCGGGGGCAAGCCTTCTTGTCGGCATGCAGTACGGCGTCAACGCTGTGACAGTAGTCTCTGGGGGCACGGGCTTTCTCACGCCGCCCCAGGTTTCGTTCCAGCCAGCTGTCGCGGATGTTACCTCCAGCGCTGCTGCTGCAACTGCAACCGTCTCTGGCGGGTCAGTGACCAAGATCACAGTGTCCGGAGCGGGCCAGTACTCTGCGCCGCCCACGGTTGTTCTTGGCGACTACCAGGCCACCGCCACCGCCACCATCAGCAATGCTCTGCGAGGCACGTACAAGTGCGCCATCCGCTACATCGACGCCACGCCCGAAAGCCAGAGCGGCCCGATTAGCTCGTCTATCTCTGAGCTAGTGGAAGTAGACGCAACTGCCGGGGCGTCGTCGCTGACTTGGACGCTCTCGCACGCCGGGCTGGATGACCGCGTGCATGCGGTGGAACTGTACCGGACAACCGCCGACCAGAGCGTGCTGCTGTTTCGCGTGGCCAAGATCCTTCGGTCGGCCAACAATTTCTCGGGCACATACACCGACGCATTGGATGATGAACGGCTCTCGGACGCGGAGCGGGACGGGTATGCACTTCTTCCCGTTACCATGCCCAGTGGCCAGTTAAACGCGCGCCGCTTTGGGGTTCCCCCGGGCAACTTCGCAGAAGCCTGCATGTTTCAAGACAGGTGCTGGCTGGCCGTAGACACCACCGGAGAGCGGCCCAACAGCCTGTTTTTCTCAGAGGTGGACGAGCCAGAATCGATCCCCTCCGAGAACGAACTGGTTGTCCAAGAGAACGCCGGGGATTCTGACGCCATCGTCGCACTCATACCGCTCGGGTCGTTTCTGCTAGCAGCCCAATCTCGCCATCTCTACAAACTGTCGTACGTAGCCCAGCCGGTGCTGGACGCGAGCATCATGTTGGTGGCCTACCGCGGCGTACTCAACAGCCGCTGCTTCGACGTTATGGGCGGCGTGGCGTACATCGCAGACAGCTACGGCCTGTACGCCTTCGATGGCCAAGGCGACCAGCCGCTCTCCGTTCCGGTGGACGACTATTTCCGCGACGGCATCATCGACTTCTCAAAGTCGTCGCAGTGCTTTGTACGGGCTGACTTGGCCACCAAGGTGGTTCGTTTCTTTTACTGCACGGCCAGTGATTCCACACCCTCTCGCGCGCTGTGCTACAGCACCACCACCAAGGCTTGGTGGGAGGAGCGGTACGCCGTTTCTCTGACGGCCGCGGCGCCGTATGCCGTTGGCGGTCAACAAGGCGTGGCCTATGCCACCGCCTCCGGTGGGTTTGTGCGAATGGCGGGCTTTTCCGACAGCGGCGCGTCTATTCCCTACAGCCTGCGCACCGGCAACATGGCGCTGTCCAACGAAGACGGGCGGCAGGCAGTCAGTGTGCTGTACACGCCCACGGCCGGGACGGCATCGCTCTCACTGCAACGGTTCTTCAACGG